TGGCCTCGACGACTGTGGCCAGATCGTCTAGGTCGAATGGGATGTCTGGAGGCCAGAACCCGGTGGCCGCTAGCACTTGTGCTAGTTGCCGTCGGTAGCCCCCTCGGTAGGGTTTGTGTTCTCGGTCTCCACGACCTCGAGCGTGACGAGGCGCTTGATGAAGTCGTCGAACATGGCCGGGATGGTGATGCCGGCCTGCTTGCTCGCCTCGTAGGCCATGAACGCAAGGTCCTCCATGCCGATCCCGGACGACTGGATGTCGGACGCCTTGCGCTTGAACTTGCGCTCCCAAGTGACGATCACGTACAGGTTTGTCGTTACCTGATACTCGCCTTGTCCTTGGTCTACCTTGAGTGTGAGCTTCATCGGGATCCTCCGTCGGTGGTTGTTGACTGGAGGGTACTAGATCAGGGTGCCGTGATGTCGCGTGCCGCGGATCCGCCCTTGAATACCGCCTCCACGACCGAGAGCTCGCCGACTGCGCTGTTGATCGGGGTGATCTTCTCAAGGTAGCAGTTCGTGATGGTGTACTCGGGGTTCGAGGCGGACTCGGTGGTGCCGGAGGGCGAGATGACGAGCGTCGACGTGGTTCCCCACGCGCTGTAGAGGATTGCCTCGATCTCACCGGCGCCGTAGCTGTTGAACAGGGTGAGGGTGACCTCGTTGTTCTCGAGGCCGGCGGCGAACACGCGGGCGGCACCGCCGAACGCGGTGGTCTCGAGGGCTTCCTTGGTGAGGCTGATCTCGCACTTGGAGCAGTTGTCGGTCAGGTCGGTGGTGGTGGCTCCGACGGTCAGGTTGATCGTCGCGTTGCCGAGGAATGTGGTGGTGGCCATGGTGGTGTGCTTTCTGGGTTAGGAGCGGCGGGCGCTCATTCTCACTGTGAGGTCGTATGCCGGGAGCTCTTGGGTGCCGACGACTGCCACGGTGGGCTGGCCGGAGGCGAACACGACGCCGGAGTTGAGGATTGTGTCCACGGTCGTCAAGATCCAGTCCGTTGAGTCTTGGTTGCCGGGTGGTGCTCCCAAGATTCGGATCGTGAACGTGAGGTCGGCGACGGCGTTGACGATCCCGGCGTTGAAGTTGGTGAATGACGGGGGCTCGACGAACACGGTGAGCGGTCGAGCGTTGCGAGGGTCTTGCACGACGGCCAAGCCGAGGTTCGTGAGCGCGTTGACGAGTGCCGTAGTGGCCTCCACGAAGATCCCAGAACCGGCCACACTATGCCACCTGACTGCGACGGACGCCGAGGAGTTGCTTGATGCGTCCCATGGTGAGGCCGGTCGGCTGGTTGATAGCCATGTCGGAGAACGACGCGAACGAGTCGACGGAGCCGCGCTCGCGGTACAGGCTGGCCGCGTAGAGCGTGGTGCCCAACGTGACGTCGGCGCTCGGGCTGGTGCCCGGTGCGTCGTGGTAGCCAGCCTGCTGGCGGGCCCGGAAGCAGTAGGCGTTCGCCGCTGAGACACACGTGGCGATGTAGGCGGTGTCGTTCGCGGTGGCGGCCGCAATCCCGAGGAACTCGGTCACGTTCGCCGACGTCGTCCACGTGCAACTGATCGTCCACGTAAGTGTCCCGTTCGGGATGACGGCGCCCCGGTCAATGTTGTCCCCGGCGTCGTAGAACAGGATCTGGTTCGGGATGATCGCGTCGTAGTTGAACTGGAGGTCGCCCTCGTCGGACACGCCGACGAACAGTCCGCTCGGGATCGCGAACACGGTGTGAGTGCCGTTGATCGTCGAGTCGCATCCGGTAAGCGTGATGCTCTGGCCGATGCCGATGTCGGTCGCCTCGAGGGTCTGGATCACGACGTAGTCATCGAGCCTCATCTGCTCGATTACTGCGAATGTTGCCATGGTCCAGACCCTCGTCCCTGCGATGCCGTGCTGGGGATCAGGTCAACTTGACGAACTTGGTCGCGTCGATCATCAGGGTCGCAAAGTAGCCACGCCACGCCAGCGTTCTGGAGAGCGTTGACGGGGAGTCGAGACTGATTGCGCCGCGCTGATTTTCGAAGATCTCGAAGCCCGACGGGTCGCCCACGATGACGGTGTCGGCCGCGAAGTTGCGGTCGACGATCACGGTGAGGCCGAACGCCTGCCCGGCGCCGTTGGCTCCGCTGGGCACCTGCTGGCCGAACGCGTTCATCGGCATGGTGGGGGCCAGAAGAGGCCTGCCGGTCGTGTCCGTCAATTTTCCAAGAGACGCGAACATGTTGGGACTGAGCAACAGATGGGTCGGCAGGTTGCCGAGGCTGTTGTTCAGGATGGTCGACGCGGCGTCGTAGATGTCGGAGATCCACTCGGACGGCGAGGTCGGGTCGGTGAGGACGGCCGACTGGGTGCATCCGGCGAGCAGGTTGTCGGCGGCCACGTTGTCCGTGGTCACTGCGTAGATGCGGCCGAGATCGTCGAGGATCAGGCTCAGGACGGCCGGGTCGGTCCAGTCGAGGTCCTGTTCCGAGATGTTGACGTAGCCGCCGTAGGTGCCCTTCGTGACCTGATTAGAGGTCACGACGAACGTGCCGGACTGGAGCGCCGCGTTCTCGGCGGACTGGACGGCCATGGAGGTGTGCGTGGTGACGCTCGGACGGATGAACACCTTGCCGCCTCCGGGCATGGCCTTCACGCCGATGGCGTCGACGACGGGGCGACGGCCCTGCAGGTTGTTGTAGGCGGGGCCCACGATAGGGGTGGGCAGGATGCCGGGCGTGTCGGTGGTGACCACGTCCGGGGCGGCGGCCTTGAGGGCGTCGCTCATGCGGTGCCATGCGTCGCCTCCGGCGATCGCGGCGGCCAGATACTCGACGGCGGTCGGGAGCTTGGCTTCACGCTTGACGGCGGTGGCGTAGATCGGGGTCGTGGCCACAGCGGCCTCGACGGTGGTGGGCTGGACTTCCATGTTCTCCTCCTCGGAGTCTTGGGTTGGGTTGGGTTCTTCTTCGGGGCTTGACGGCTCCTCCTCGGGGGAGGTGGCCGCGATCTCGGTGATTTTCGCGTCGGTGAACGCGGGCATGGCGACGAGACTGATCTCGGCGAGGTGAGCCTTGGTGACGACGGTGGCCTTGAGTTCCTTGTCGTAGTAGGACTCGATCGGCTCGGCGCCGACGCTTACGGCGTCGTACGCTCCGGCCTTGACGAGCTCGATGGCGTCGGCCGAGGCGGCGGTGCGGGCGAATGTGGCGGTGAAGCCGAGGCCCTCGTCCATGTCGGCGATCGCGTTGACGACGCCTCGGAGCTGTGCGGTGTCGTGGTTCTCGAGGAGCTTGGCGGGTTTCTGGTTGACGTCGAACGCGCCCCGGGCGAACGCCACACGGATCCCGTTACTCACCACCGCGGTAGTGGGAGCCCACGGCACGGCAATCCCGGTCACGGTCGCGGGCTTGTCCTCGCCTGCGGCCGCGTCGATCGTCGGGAGTTCTGCGGTGAATCTGATCATGATCGGGAGTCCTCACTGATGCGAACGTCGGCCGAGTCCTCGACCTCGACACCATTCTCGCTCATGTCGTTGACTTCTAGGTAGTCATGTAGATCGAACTCGATGTACCGGCCGGCGGGGAGGATGTCGTTGCTACTAAGGGTTTCTTGGATGCAGTCAAGGTACTGCTTCACCGAGAACAGGTAGAGATCCTGCCGGGCTTGTTGGGCGTTCTGGTAGGTGAACGATCCGGGGACGCCGATGCCGAGCAGGTACGGCGGGACGCCGATGGCGCGGGACAGCTCGAGGGCTTGGAACTGGCGGCCCTCCACCAACTGCAACTTGGATGGGTCGGAGTCGAACTCGTGCCATTCGACCTCGGAGTTGAGGGCGCCGACGGCGGAGACGCGTCGAGCGTTGGCCCATCCTTGGGCGAGTTCGCCGAGGTCCTCGGCGCTCATCGGTTCCGATGACGGTCGCTGTTGTAGGTACCCGGCCGCGATCTCGTTGACGGCGAATCGTTCGGCGGCGGACTGCAACCGGAGCGCGGTTTTCATCGCGGTCGCCCCGGTGTAGATCAGGCCCTGCGTGCCGGAGAGGAATTGGACGACCTCACGCGGGTCGAGTTCCATGCCGTTGAACGTGATCTCGGTGGACGGCCCGAACCACTGCGGGCCGGTCTGGTCGAGCGTGTTGACCATCGCGGCCGGGAGCCACGTGAACGAGAGCGGCCTGCCGGTCGCTTGACTCCTTGAGGTCACGTACCAGAACGCTCGGCCTCGCATGATGAGGTCCGTGGTCGTGTTGGAGATCAGGAAGTTCCGGGTCACCTTGGGGTCGGGCTGGACCATCCAGCGCTCGAGCTCGAGATAGATCTTCTCGTATTCCTCGCCGGTCCATTGGAGCGTGTAGTGCTTGAAGCCCAGCGACCCAGCGACGGCGGTCATCATCTGAACGCCGCGCTGGATCGTCGGGAGTTGCGTGACCAGTTCCTCAGTCGCCCCGACGGTGTACGTGAAGAACTGGCCAACCTGTGCGGCACTGCCGGACGCGGCCTTGATTGTCTCAGCGCCGAACGCGGGGGTGGCGTCCTTGCGTCCGAACAGTCCCATGGCCGGAGTCTCTCACGGTTCCGGGACGGTTCCCAGTCATGTACCGAATGCGAATGCGGCCTTGGGACGCTTGCGTTGCACGGACGCGGCGCCGGCCGCCCAGACCATCGCACGGGCGAGCTCGATCGGGCCCGGCGACTTCTGGGAGGACAATGGGGCGCCGTCGTTGGTCTTGACCATGACGGCCCGGTTGACGTGTTCGGCGAGCGCCTCGTTGCCGGGCACATGGTGGAGCCGGTCCTCGACGATCAGCGCTCGGACGATCGGGGTTTGAGCTTTGAGTTCCCGGTAGCCGACGATCTCTGTGCGTCGACGGAAGTCGGGAGGGACGTGCTCGACGAGGCCGGGTGGGACGCGAAGCTGGACAGCCGGGTCGGCCATGACTCGGGTGACTTCGCCCCACATGGCGGCCATGGACTCGACGACGAACTCGGTGTCGACGATGATCCGGTCCTCGACGCCGACGGCGCGGACGGCCACATACCGGGACTCGTCGAGGGATGTCTCGATCGCGAGCACGCCACCGGTCGGGATCGGAGTGTCGGTGAGCCGGTCGCCCCACACGTTCGGGATCCACGCCTTGACGGAGCCTTGCCAGAGGTTGAGGTGAGCGCGGACGAACTCGGCGAGCGGGATGGTGGCGAACGCCTCCTCGAGGCCCTCCCACGTGATCGTCGTCCCGAGGGCGGGCGACGCCCACGGCCACCACATTCGGTCGGCGGGTGAGACGCCGGGCGGCGGCGACCATTCGGCGAAGAACATCGGCGACGGCTCGCCCCGGTCGATGCACGCGATCGCCTGCTCGCGCATGGAGATCAGCACGGTGGAGGACGCGTCCCCCGCTGTGGACCAGCACGACATGAGCGGGGATCGGCGGGCAATCTGCGAGGGCTTCAATGCGCCGTAGATGACCTGCGGTTTGATGTCCCAGATCTCGTCCACGAGGAGCAGGTCCACCGAGTAGCCGTGCTTCCCGGCGGTCGCGGCCGCCAACCGGATCGTCGAGCCGTCCGGGAACGTGATGGACTCACGGCCGAACGACTTGTAGGACTTGGCGCCGAACTTCTCGGCCATCACCGGTTCCATCTCACGGAACAGGATGGACGCACGCTCGTATTCGTTGGCGACGATCATGACGGTCTGCGGTTCCCCGCGGATCCCAGCCATGACGGTCGCCCACCATGAGGCGAGCACCTTGAGGCACGACGACTTGCCGACCTGCCGGGCTGTTGAGATGCACGCCGACCGGTGGATCAGGGTGCCGGTCTCCCGATCGGCCGGCGCCGCGTAGGACAGTTGTCCGGCGAGCGCGACCTTCTGCCAGTCCATGAGCTCGAGCCCGTAGATCCGTTCGGCGAACAGGCTCACCGAATCCATGAAGTCGCCGGCCGCCGTGTACGCCGTGATCAGTCTCGGCTCAGTGCGACCCGATCCGGGAAGATCGCCCTCGATCCCACCCGGTTCCGGCTGGTTCGGGCTGGTTCCGAGAGATTCAAGATGGGGGCTCGGGGTGGATCGTTGGTCAAAAGAAAAAATCTCGGTTGAGTTTGCGCGATTTTGGATGCGTTGGGCCGTTTTTTTGTTGACGTATCGAGCGCCTCTGGAGGCGTTGCAGGTGGCGCAGCTGCCGACGATGTTGGTGATGTCGTAGGGGTCGTCGCATCTGTCGACCTCGATGAGGTGGTCTGCCTGGGTGCTTGGTCTGATGTTGCACCAGTGGCAGATCGGTTCGGCTTCGATGACTTGCTTCCGGATGGCTTTCCAGCGCGGGGTTCCGTAGATGGGGTTTCCTGCCATTAGCCGATCCCGTCGCCGTTGCAGGTGGTGCAGGTGGTGATGATGTTGTCGTCGAGTGTTCGGCCTTGTCCGTTGCATTGTGCACAGAGGCGGGGTTGCACTGTCTTACTAGATGCCAGTTTTCTCATAGTCTTTACTTGTTCAGTCTTTACTAATTCACGGGCATTTTCCCTACGGGGATAATCCCTCTGAGGTGGTGGGCAAATGTCCACAGGTTCCACAGGGTTTCCCACAGGCTGTCGGGTGTCGAATACTTCGGTGTCGTACTGCCACCGTCCTCGGTCGTCCTGGTAGCGGCGGGTGCGGACATACCCTGCATGGCGCAGCTCGGTGAGCGCGGTCCGGATCGCATCAAGGCCCTCTTTCTTGACGGTCGCCAGATGGGCCGTCGAGGTCTGCCAATAGTCCGGCTTGGAGAGGATGTAGATCAGAACGCCCGTCGCCTTGAATGACAGATGCGGATCCTCGATCAGCTCGTTTCGTATGACCGTCCAATTCGTTTCCGGTCGTGGTGCGCGGCGGATCATGTGTTGCTCCTTGATAGTCGGGTGATGATTTCAGGCAGGTCAGACGGGAACCAGACATACGCTTCGGCTCCTGCTGCGATCAGTGTTCGAGTCCAGGCGA